TCAGGCAAACATATTGAACCAGGCATAAACGTCATCAGTCCCGGAAACCTGCTTGCCGTAGACCTGGAGGCTGGTGGTGAAGTAAACATCAGTATTCGGCCCGAGAATGTTTGAGCCAGCATAGGTATAGAAGAAGCCTGGGGTGTTGGCCTGGCCCACCACCGTTTTGGTTACGCCGTCAATAACCAGCTTGGTTAGCCGAAAATGCTGGGATGCGTTTTGCTCCACAGAGATGGCCTTGAGGACGCCGCGGCCGGTCTCAGAGAACATCAGCTCCTCGGTGTCCTGGACCTGAAACGTATATTTGCGGAGGGTGACGGTAGCCTTTTCCGTCAGCAGCTCATAGAGCTTCTTGATGATGTCCGCCAGTGAATTGGCGGCCGGCGGGTTATCCACCGCGGCCTGGTCAATCTTGCGGGTCTGCTTTTTCATCCAGTTTAAAAAGGGCATATCTATCATTTTAAATGCTCCTCAAATGATGGTTCTGAGGCCCAGCCTAGGGCGTGGGCACCTGGATTGTGACGGTGCCGGGGTCACCATTGGCATTGTAAGAAAAGACCATCTCCCGGACCTCAGAGCCGTGGGTCAGAGTGATTTTGGTGATGTTCCCGCTGGTGTATTCATAATCCACCGTTTTCCCGTCAGGGAGGGCCACCCTGGCCAGCTCTCCCGTCCCGTCCTCTGAATAGCTCCCTGATTCCCCTGAGTCAAAGTAATAAAACGTGATGGTTTTGGGGGTGGAATTTGAGCAGAGGGCCAGGAATGCGGCCACGCCCTCCATGGCCTTTTTCACAATGTCCAGGTCCCGGTCCTGGATGTTGTTGAGGCTTTCGGAGGTGACCATCATGCTGGGAGCATAATTGGTATGGCGTTCATAGATTTCCATGGATCAGCTCCTTATTCATGCCGCTCCAGGGAGACACAGGCCCACATCACCGCCTCCTCAATTTTGGTCAGGGCCAGGGCCTGCTCCCGGCTCTGGGGACAGAAGCGGGAGACAAATGACGCCATCTGGCGCCCGAAGTCCCGGATGAATTCATGCTTGGCCGCCTGGAATCCATCCTTTGGCGGATGATGTTTGAAATTGTTGTCAAGGTCATAATCCATAAATATCCTCCTTAATGTTATACACAGAGCCAATCTCGGTCTGTAAGGGAATTGGGATGGTCACACTTGAAACACTCCCTCCTAAATACACCCAGGGTGTGGGCGGGTTTGAGCTTCTTTATGAGGCGGTCCACATCATAGACAGTGATGCCGGCCGGCATCTCCTCCACCGGTGTCACCACAGAGAAAACGGCCCATTCATCCTGGCCCTCCGTCTGGTAATGCTCCACCACCTCCACGTCCGTCAGCCCCAGTGTTTCCATGGCCAGGATCATTCCCGGAATGGTGCCGCCCATCCTATAAATCTCATAAGCATTGGCCAGGCGGGTCCGGTATGTCTCCCAGTCTTCTGATTCCAATTTGAGGAAGCCAATATCCTGGCCACGCCGGCGGAGCGCCCAATAGCTGGCCAGGCTGACGTAAGCCTGGCGCCGTACCCAATAGATGTCCGCCCGGACCTTTTCGCAGAGCTGGGAGATGGTCATCCAAAACAGATAAATGCTATTGTTGGCCAGATTCCAGGTCAGCTTGAATGGGCGGAAGCATAAATCCCAGAGGTATTCCAGGAAGGTCATCCCTTATTCCTCCTCCTCCGCCACGGTGACGGTGATGGTGCCCTTGGCAGCCATCTCTCCCTTTTCAATCTCAATCAGGGAGAAGCCACAGGCCAGCCTTTTGATGTCCTCAATATGGCGCCCCAGGGCCAGAATGATCCGGTCCTGGGTGACGTCCTGGCCCAGCTTGAAGCGCAAATCCTCCACCTCCCAGGTGTCATCCCGGATGAAAAGGGCGTTGATGATGCTCTCCGCGTCTGCCTGGATGGTGGCCTGGCCGGTGGTGCCGGTCACAACATAAATGGTGATGGTAGCGTTTACGGTGACCGGGGTGGGCGCCAGCACCAGGGCATCAGAGCAGATGGGCTTTTTGTCATCAATATTGGCCTGGACCTCATCAATGAGGGCCTGAGTAGGAATGCCATTGGTCCCGGTGATGTAAATGTCCACCGTGCCGGGGCCGCGGGGCCAGGTGTCATCCACCAGGACGTCCACCACGCCATTGATTTCCTTGGCATAGCCCACGTAAGCCAATTTTGTGCTCCCCCTGGCCAGCTCCTCCCATTTGAGCCTATAACGCTCCCTCAGCTCTGTGTCTGTCTCCTGGTCCGTCCCCTCATCCGTCAGCCAGCCGGCCCGGTTTTCCACGCCGTCTACTCCGCTAATGGTGGTGATGAGGCGGATGATGGTCAGGGTGCCCACGTTATATTCCGCGCCGGCGCTCTCCGCCTCCACCGGGACCGCCACCTCCGCCTGGCCGGATTCCAGAACGGTCTCCTCCGTCACCAGAAAACGATATTCCCGCCCCTGGGAATCCGTGGCGGTGGACATAATAGCGCCGGCCGGGATGACCACGTTACTGGCCTCCGGTGTCTCCCGGTAAAAACAGACGTTGCCGGCCGTTTTGGTGGCGGGTTTGCGGGTGATGCCAATCTCCCCCGCCTTCAGGTCCAGCCATCCGCCGGTGGCCGTCTGGGCAAAATGTTGATAACAGACATTGGCCAGAAGGATATAGAAGGAATGGACCGCCCTGGTGAAAATCTCCAAAATGGTCCTGAAAATCCCGCCGGGATTGTAATTGGTAATTTGCGGGAGGTTGGTCTGGGCATCCGCAAAAAGGGCATCCCGGATGTCATCCTCATCCTGCCACAGGAATTCCGTTTGCTCATCAATTTGGTCCATGATGGGGTCAGCCATTTATCCTCCTCAGAGCGCCCGCCACTGCCCATTGGCATAGAGATGGGGGATGGAGCTGGATGTGTTGAAATACATGTCACCCTCCACCGGGCTTTCCGGTGCCACAGGCCCGCACCCACGCCAGCGGCAACAGACGCCAGGGTGCGGATTCGATGAGACTCCGTGATTATCGAAATCGTCTTTGACGCCATCTATGTCACTCTCGGCCTGGGTAACCCGCCCGTCTAGCGCAGAGAGGCCAGCGGCCGTGGCAAAGTCCTCCGCGCTCTGTCCGTCCAGCCGGTCCGCATCCAGGCCGGAGCCGGGGCCGTGGACCAGGCGCTCAGGGGTGATTTTTCTTTCAGCCATTGCTGTCCTCTACTTTTTGAAATAACAGGCCGTCACCTGGGGCGTATAGCCCGCCACCGGCGCCGGGGCCGTGGTGAATGTGATTGTCCGGCCGGTCAGGGTGTAATCATCCGGGGCGTCCATGAGCTGGCCATCTAGAAACACCTGGACCGTATTGGCCACCGGCACATTGGCCAGGGTGAAGTCCTTGTTGACGCCATCCACCACGCCGGCCGGCTCCTCCCCGTTGATGAAATTCTGGGCGCTCAAATAGTCCGGCATCCAAACCGTCCCGCTCATTTCCACCCCCGCATTGGTATTGATCCATAGCACCTGGGAGACCGTCTGGCCGCCCTCCACCCAGGTAAAGGTCAGGCCCATGGTCAGGATTTTCTCCGTCCAATCCAGGACCTCCACCACCACGGAGCGCCGCAAAATCCGCGGCTCCAGATAGAGCTGGGCCTTGATGGCCTCCGCCAGCTCCGCCCGGCTCAGCGGCACATTGTCCCGGTGGAGGTAATTGTAATAATCCAGGCCATAGGTCAGATCATAGAACAGCCCGCCCAAAGGCGTGATGAGGCGGTGGCGGACACCTTGCAATAAGCACACCTCATCTCCACACAACACCAGGTCCCCGCCGGCACCCAGGACAAAATTGCCCTCATCCGTCAAGCGGATGTCCGTTCCCAGCTCTGGAAAATTAAATCCCCTCATTCTGCCTTCACCTTGGTTGAGCCTTCCGTTATGATTCCGGTTTTGCCGTCCACCACCACCTGGTCACCCTTGCGGGCCACTTCCTTCCCGGTCTCCCCGGCCAGGTGGACCTCCGGCGATTCCACCACCACCTTGCTCCCGGTTTTCACCCGGATTTCTGAGCCGGTCAGGCTGACATAGGTGCCGGGGCCATGCTGGATCATCACCTGGTCCTGGCGGAGGCGGACAAAGGTCTCCCCCGATAGGTAGAGCGCCACCTCCCCCTCATCCAGGCCAGGCGTCACCCGGCCCAAGGCGCCGGTGACCACCGGCCAGCTCCAATCCCCGCCCAGGAATGACACAATCACCAGCTCCCCCTTTGCCGGCAGGCCAAAAAGGCCCCGGCTGGCGCCGTTGGTTTTAGTGCAAATGGGCACCCGGACAATGGGCTGGACCTTTTTGGTGACGCCGGCGCCATCCGTCACCCGGATCTCCTCCTCATTGTTGCGGAGCGGGAGGACGTCACACAGGTATTGATTGGCCGCCGGATAGACCTTGAGCACCCGCGCCTTTATGGGAAAAGCATATTGCCGGCGGATGTCCAGGCCCGCCCAGCGGAGCATCTCCTGGATGGCTGATTTTAGGCTTCCGTCCAGCACCGTTTAAACCTCCCTAAAAAACAGGACGGTCCGGGCCTTGAATCCGCGCTGAATGTGGCGGACCTCCTCAATACGATAGCTCCCGGAGATTTTGGCCAGGGTGGAGTCCGCAATGGAGACCATCATGGAATGGTCAAAATATGGCCAGGGATGAATCACCACCCGGCCCAGCTCCCCGCCGGCCTTGGGCGCCTCCAGCTCAATGATGTTCACCTTATTGGCCAGGGCCAGGTCCTTCCGGCAATCATTCCGGCCATTGGTCTCATCCTCCCAGGGCGCCCAATGGAAGCGGCCCTCCCCGTCCGTCCACCAGCGGAGGGTATCGACATCCCGCCCCCACTGCTCCGCCAGGGCCGTTTTGGATTTCAGGAGGGCCTCCTGGATGGTCTCCCCGGTGGCCACCCAATGGGGCCAGGCCACATCAAAGCGGGTGGACACCCGCGCCGGATTCATGCCGGCCTCCGCGGCCAGGCGTTTGATGATTTGGCTGGTGATTTCTCCGCGGGTATTGGTGACGGTCCGGGCGGTCAGGAGATTGGCGCCGGCATCCGTGGCCCAGACTCTGACCGTTTTGGCATCATTGACGTCCCGCACCTGGCCGGAGAAAACGGTGACCACGTCCTCCTCCAGGCCCCAGCTCAGGCTGACCTCATCCCCCGGCTGGATCAGGCCGGAATAGACGCCGGCCTCCGGCGCCTGGATGTTTCCAATTTGGAATTCCAAATATTTGGCCACCGCATCCCGCCGGCTGATGAGGGTGAAATCAGGACATTTCTGCTCATAAGGCTGGCCGGCCACCGTCAGGGTGGCCTCCATCGCCGCGTAGAGTAAAGCGCTGGATTGGCTCATGGTCCGGGCGCCTCCTCATCCGCGCCAGGGGTGCCCTGGCCGCTTGGGTATTCCGGCACCACCGCCAGGCTGGCGGCCTCCGTGGCGGCCGCGGCCTGATTGGCCTGGGTGACGTTGTTTTTTATCTGCTCCGCCAGCGGGATGAATTCCTCCAGCCAGATGGTGGCCTGGAGGGTGTCATCCTCATTGGTCTCCTCTGTCTCCAATTGCCGGATGAGGACGGAGGAGATTTGACGGGCGTTTACATGGACGTTTGAAATGGAATGTATCTGGGGCTTGCTCTGTTCTGTCTTGCGGAATAGGGCATGGAGGGCGCCGGCCAGGTCATACGGGGAGCCGCCGTCCTCCGCCACCAGGCGGAGGATGATTTCAATATTGCCCTCATCATAGCCCGCGGGGAGCTTGAGGTGCCCGTCCAGGTCCTGGATGGGCAGCTCATCAATGATGATATTGGCGCCCACCCGGAGCCGCTGTAAATAGCCCGGCAAAGGCGCCCCGTCTATCTTGATGATTCCCGCGCTGATGTCCGGCATTTATCACCTCAGAACATGGCCACGTTGCGGCCGAATTCCCGCGCCAGCTCCCGGCCAAAATCAGTCTCCTCCCGGCCGGCCTCCCTGGTCAGGCGGCCCTGCTTGGCGCCCGGCGCCACACTCCCGCCCATCTGGATCATGATTCCCGCCAGGTGGCGGATGGCCTTCACCAGCTCCCGGCTGGCCGCCACCATCTCCGCATTCTCCGGCCGGAGGCCACCGGCCTCCCGCCGCTCCGTCCCGCCCGCCTCCGGCGCCCGGCTCTCCACCAGGCCCGGCTCCCGCGGGATGGCCCTGGCGGCCACCTCTATGGAGACCGGGGAGACAGACGCCGCGGCCGCTTTGGCCACCGGCTCCCGCGCCACCGCCGTGGTGACCACCTGGATGGGCGCCGCGGGGACATTGACCACGGCTGCCGGCGGTGCCAGATTCTCCGGCTCCCGCGCTACCGCCTTGGGGACCACCTGCATGGGCGCCGGCGGTGTCAGATTCACGGGCTCCCGCGTCACCGCCTTGGTGACCACCAGAATGGGTGCCGCGGGGACATTGACCACGGGTGCCGGTGGCATCAGGCTTGCCACCTCCGGCCGCCCTCCGGCGGCCGCTGCGGCCTGGGCCTGACCTGCCGCCTGGATCATCCCCGGCCCAGCGGCTGGCGCTTTAGCTCCCGGCGCCCACTCCTCAAAGCCGGCCAGGAGAGCCAACTTGGCCTCATTGATAGCCCACCGCTTGGCCTTGCCCTTGCCCATGGCCTCATCAGTCTTTTGCTGGACCTTATTGATGGCGTCCAGGGCTTGATTGGTCACTTGCTCCGTTTGCTGGGCCGCCTCCGCCATCCCCGTTTTAAAGGCGCCGCTGATGCTGTCTCCCAGGCCGGAAAAAAGCCCCTTGCCCTCCTCCACGTATAGGTTGCTAAAATCCAGGAGGGCGCCCGCGTCCTTCTGGATTGTTTCTTTCACCTTGTCCGCCGCCGATTTGATGCCGGACACCACCTGCTCCGGGGTCACTTCCCGGAGGAGCTGGATGGGCTCTTTGCCCAGGGCTTTCCGCGCCAGGTTAATAATCCGGATAAATTGGTTGATTTGCTTGATGCCCATGTTGATGATGCCGGTGACGGTGCCAATGAGCACCTCCGCCATAAAGCGGGCAATATCGCTGATGGGCACTTTGACGCCCGTGATTTTCTTGATGACTGTCTGAATGATAGTCAGGGCCAGATTACCCAGACGGGTGAAGGCCCCGCTTGCAAACGCCACCAGCTTCCCCCAGACCTCCGGCAATTTGGCGGTGATGCTTTTGATTTTTTCCCACCAGGTAGCCAGGGTGATGGTCACCATGAGCATGGGGGACATCATCATCAGGGCGCCCTTGAGCCAGATGCTCATCCGGCCGATGATGGCCCGCGCCTCATCCCAGCGCCGGGTCATCACGTATACATGGAAGGCAAGGGCGGCCACGGTGCCCACCACCGCCACCAGAATCCAGGTGATGGGATTGGCCAAAACAGAAGCGGTGAAACGCCAGGAGGCGGCCGCTGCTGAATTCATGGCCACCCGTATGGCGCCCAGGGTGGCCGGTACATCCTTCCAGATCCGCGCCGGGTTCGCCAGGGTCAGCGCCCGGCCCAACATGCCGGAGGCGCCGGTCATGCCGGTCATGAGTTTGAGGCCGCCCCCCAGGGTAAACTGAAACGCTCCCAGCGCGATCCGCGCCAGGCCCAAGGTCAGGATGAAGCCTCCCAGGGCCACCGCGCCCTTGACTATATAGCTGGTCAGACGGGGGTGGGCATGCATCAGGTCCACCACAGAGCGGAGGACCGGCTTGATTTCTCCCAGCAACTCCGTCACCGTGGGCAATAGCTCATTTCCGATGGTGATGGTGATTTCAGAGATTGAGCTTTTGAGCTGGTCCCACTTGAATTTTGCGGATTCCTTCATCTTCTGGAAGGCCGCCTCCATGGCGCCGCCGGCGCCCTTCATCCCCTCCGCAGTCTCCAGGAATAGCTCCATGTTATTGGCCAGGGCGGAAAATCCTTTGGCCGCCCGGACCTCCGGGATGACGTCCCGGATTTCCGCCAGGGTGGACGTCTTGCTCCCCAGGATGCGGACCGCCTCCACCAGGTCACCGGCGGCCACCGCCGCCTGAAGCTCCGCCCCGCCCATTTTCTGGAGGGCCTCCTCCGCAATGGAGGACGGCGCGGCAATGGCCTGGACGAGACCGCGGAGGGCGGTGACCGCCTCCGGGGTCCTGATGCCGGCCTTGGTCATCACCGCCAGGGCCGCTCCCACCTGCTCCACCGGGATTTTGGCCGCGGCGGCAATGCTGGTGACCTCCCCCATGTAAGCGCCCAGCTCTGGGAATGTGGTGACACCGAGCTGGACTGTGCGGAAAAGCACATCATACACCCGGCCCAGCTCTGTCACCGGGAGCTGATAGGCGTTCAGAATATTGGCTCCCAGGGTGGCGGCCGTATTGACATCCGTCACCCCGGAGATGGCGGCCTTTGCGCTGAGGCTCAAAAAATCCAGGGCGCCGGCGGCCGGGATGCCGGCGGAGAGCACATTGTAAAGGGCGTGGCCCATGGTATCGGGCACCTGGCCAAAGTCAGACGACAAGCGTAGCACACCGGCCGACAGGGCATGAAGGTCCGTGGTGGTGTCCTGGATCATGGTGGACACCTCCGCCATCCGATGCTCAAAACTGGCCGCCGCCGGCACAGTGGCCAGGAAGGGGGCGGCAATGGCGGCTCCCACGCCGGCCATAATGGCTCCGCCCTTCATGTTAGCCATGCCGGCTTCCAGCATCCGTGTGGAGGCGGAGAGCTTTTCCACCTCCCGGTTGATCTGGCCGATTTTCCCGGAGGCCGCATCATAGGCATTGATGATGATGCCCAGCCTCATCAAAGGGCTTCTAGTCATTTGCTCTCCCCGTTAAAGGCATCCGCAATGGCGTTTTGCATCATGATTTTTTGGCGCCGCTCCAGCCACAGGGCCTCCTGGAAGCGGGCTTTGAATTCCTCATCCGTCAGGGTGTCCGGGTCCACATGGAACAGGAAGCGGATGAGACATTCCGCCTGGCGGAAGATATTCCCGTCCACTTCCTTTAGAGCTTTTTTTCCAGCAGCTCCATCTCCCCGCCGGCCAAATGATTCAGCTTGATGAAAAGGATGCTCTCCAGCATGGGCGCCTCCTCCAGCATCTGGAGGTAAGCCTCCCGCTCAGGATGCACCAGACAGGCCATGGTGAAATTGCTGACGGCCAGACCCGGATTCTTCTGAGACTCTGTCATGTAGCGCTTGACATCTGCCCGCGTGGGCTTGCGGACATAGAGCGGCTCCGGCAATTGCTCCGCGGAGAGCTGGAAAATAGTTGTATTGGGATGCTGTCCTTTGATTTCCTCAGGGGTCATTTGCTCCTCCTTAAATTAGGTAAGGGTGCCGCCAATTAGGCGTCAATAACCGGCTCCACTCCATCCCACAGGATTTTCTTGGCGCTGAAGTCGATTTTTACCGGGATTTTGGCGTCACCCTGGGAGCCGCTCAGGTCCTGATCCGTGATGACAGCCTCCACAATCGTATCCGAGAATGAGTCCCCGCCGTCATTGGCACCGTGGATGGAGATGGAGAAATCCGCCTTACCCAGGTAGTCACTCCCCAGAGCGCCCACCAGGGCGTCAAAATCCGGGCGGAGCAATTCCAGGCTCCCGCTGGCCTCATAATTGCCCCGGCCCCGGCCGCGGATGATGCGGCCCTTGCCGTAGACATTCTCCACTTTGGCGCTGTCCTTGTAGCTGATGGACTGGGCACCAATGGCCAGGCCGCCGGGAGTCATGATTTCAATGCTCTCCCAGTCATAATTTTTTCCGTTAATCATGGTTTCACTCCTCTAAAAGTAGGCGTTTAAACGGCCCCTAATCAGGCGTTGCGGCGGGCGAATTCATCCGGGGAGACCAGGTCCGCCACCAGCTCAATGATCTTCATTTTGGGGTTGGTTGTGAAGTCCAGGCGGACACGGACGGTATTGTCCGCATAGACCTCATCCGGGGTGCTTAGGACGTGGGCCTTGAAATACATCAGCTCCTCCGCCACCAGCATGGGCGCCACCGCCCGCTCCAGCTCAGCCTGGAGATAGTCCAGGCCGCCCCGGCCAGCAAACGCATACTTGCCGCCGCTGGCCGCGTCCAGGTGGAGGCAATTGAGCGCCGCCGCCCGGCACAGGCGGAGGAGCTTGCCGGCCACCCGGATTTTCTCCACGTCATCGAACGGGTCTCCCGGAGCAGACATCAGGCTGGCGTTGTTAATATAGAAGCCCGGCCGGCCCACGTATCTCCGGGGCGCACAGAAGCCCGCATTGACAGCCAGAACGGCATCCGCCTCCGTCACATTGGCAGGGCTGAGGGAGATGGCATTGACTAGCTTGCCGTGCTCATTCCGCAGGACGCCCACGGAATCACTGACCTTGCCCTTGTTCAGGATGCCGGCCATGGAGCCGGCCACGCTCCGTGCCCGGTTGACGCCATCCACGGAAACGGACAGGGTGTCCAGCAGGCAGATGGCCATGTAGCGGCTGGAAAAATCCTGCATCTCCGCGATATAGTTGGCCAGCTCATCATCCTTCATCTCATAGGGCACCGGGAAGTTGTCCAGGATGCCGAAGATGGGATTGTGATTGCTCCATTCCGCCGTGATTTTGGCATTGATGGCGGTGGCCATGGCCGCATCCGGCCACTCCACAATCACGAAGAATTCAAACAGGGCGCGATAGTCCGCCAGCACCGCATCAATGGCCGCGGTGATTTCCCCGGCGCTCATGGTACGTGGGAAGGTTTGCACCTGGTAGAGCTGGCCGGGCGAAAACGAATTGATGGAATCATCGAACACAATGTAGAGGTCGCCACATTCCTCGATCTGGAGGACCTTGCTGCCCACCACGCCACCCGGTGTTTCAGTTTTCCAGGTCTTTTTCCCGTCCAGGGAATATTTGAGGGTCACCGGGTCCAGGCCGCCGGTGACACACTGAATGTCAATGATATAGATGTCATCGACATAGGTGGGGTCACTATTCTCCAGGTCGATGGTGGGGGCACCTATTGTCTGAGTATTGATGACCATGGAACCATCCACATCTCCCGGGTGGGCGTACACCAGTGCTCTGGCCCGCTGGCCGGCACAGGCAAAAAAGTCCTGGAGGTGGCGGGCCAGGCGGCCGGAGCCGATGAGGTTGGTGATGTCGGAATAGCGGTCCATGGTTTTGACCACCGGCGGGTCACTGGCCCCGCTGGAGACACCAATGAAACAAGGGGTGCCATAGAGGGAAGACAATGCCGGAATGGAATCCCCGGTCAGCGCTTCCGTGACACCGCTGAAAACTCTGGTCATGATTATTTCCTCCGTTTGGAATTGTTGCTCAGATCAGAAATCACTTGCCGGGCTTCCGCCGCCGGGCCGGATTGCCGGCAAAGTCATCCACCATCAGGCGGAAATCCTTCTCCGTCATCTCCTGGCCCGGCAGGATGCCGCCGGCCCGCACCAGGGCGCCGGCCACCAGGGCCGGGTCCGTTTTGAGCCGGGCCGCCCAGGCGCTGACAGTCCGCTTTTCCGGGGCCGGCTTGGCTTTCGCCTTCGGCTCCGGCTCCGGCGCGGGCGCCGGGGTGGCATCAGGCTCCACCACCGGGGCGGCCGCCGTCACCGTATTTTCATCCTTCTTTTTCTTCGTCATTAGATCATCCCTCCTCAGGGTTTAATTCGTCCACACTCAGCGGGACATCCACATAAAAGGGAGCGGGCTGGGCCTGGATGTAAGGCCGCTCGAACAGGACAAATATCTGGCCGGTGACCAGGCCGGGGAGGAGGGCCTCCACGTCATCCCATTCCCCTTTGAGGACGGTGACATCCACCAGGACCTCCCGCCCCAGCACCGGGTCCGTCACCACCAGGCGCCGCTCCATGGTCTCCACCAGGCGCTCCATCACCTGATCCACCCAATCCTCCGTGGCCCCATGGATGGAGACCTCCAGCACCAGGCGCCGCGTGTATCGGTTTTGATAGAGCCTCAGCTCCTCCACCGCCGGCTCCGTCTGATGCCCCAGGACCTCCAGGGCCGCCCGCCCGGTCAGCGGCTCATAAACATCCGTATTGACCAGGATGACGGCCGATTCCGGCACCTCATAGCGGCTCCCCTTTTTGAGCTGGAGGCGGATTTTTTTCTCCTCCAGCCCCAGGGTCACCAACTTGGTCCTGAGGAATCCTTTGCATGCGGAAATCATAACCTCACCTTGCGCTTGTAGTATGTGCGGAGGTCATCCTGGATGTTGTGGCGGTCCAGGGTGGAAATCCCCAGGAATGACCGCGCCGGCATCTCCACTTTTTTGGCCAGGCGATAATGAAAAATGCTTTGGGCGCCCTTGCCGGATGGCCCCCGGCCGGCCTGGTTTTCCACCAGCCAGCCGAATTTAGAGCCTTTGGGCCAGATCAGCTCCAGCTCCCGCCCGAATTTCCGCGGCCCCAGGGCCTTCCGGGCCTCCCGGCTGATGGGAATGGCCAGGGCCTTAGCCTTATCAGGCTTGATGGTGCCGCCAAACTGGTGGATAGCGGCCTTGATTTTATTGGTGCCCACCGCAGCAAAGCTCTCCCCGAATTCCCCCGTTATTGAGCCGGCCAGGTCACCGGAGTCCCGGAGGGTCCGGCCGCCCCCCTCCAGCGCCCGCCGGGATGGCGGCCATTTGGTATTATCCGGGCCGTAACCGGAGCGGAAGCGCTGGCGGGTGGAGCTAAGGATGGTGCCCATTACCACCCGGTGAATGTCCCGGCCGGAGATGGTGGCCAGGCCATCCAGCACCTCCCTTAATTTACTCCAGTCTCCCGTCAATTGCACTCCGGCCATGGCCACTCCGTCCTCAGAATTTGTCCAGCTCATCCTCTGAAAAAATCTTGGTGCGGGTCCTGGTCAGCACCTGGCGCGGAGCCGGGTGTGGCTCCGCGCCGGTCCCGATTTGCAGGACGCCACCGGAGATGTCCCGGAGCATCCGCACCGCGTTTTTATATTTTTCCGTCACTGCTTTGTCCGCGGAGTCCTCCCGGAATCCGCGGCGGGAAAACAACTTGTAAATTGCAATGTCGATGCTCAGGGTACGGATGATGGCTGGCACCGGATCAAAGGGGAGGTCATAGCGCTTCTGACAATAGCCCTCAATCTCCGCGTCCGCGGCCTCAATGGCCGCCGCCACCCGGCCCTCATCCACCGTTCCGGTGCCCTGGTCATCCGTCACATAGATCAGGACGGCCTCATCCAGGGCGTCCCTGATGTCATCAACATGGCAATACATGGGGCCTCCTTATTGGGTCAGGACGGTGGCACAGACGGCGCCGCAATCGGCACAGACCAGCTTTTCATCCGTGGAGCTTTCCACCTGGATTTCCACGCCGCCACCCAGGCCGCGCTTGGGTTCCTCCCAGGAGCGCACACTCCAGACCTTCCCGCCGGCCGCGGCAAACTTCCACGCGAACGTCTTGCCAAAGGTCACATCCCGGAGGGCGTTGCGGGGATTGACGTAGGCCAGCACCACGTTATTGCCCCAGACGGAGGCGTAAACGGGGGTTTTACCCCTTTTGGCGGTGTTCATTTTGGACTTGGCAATGACCACCTTTTCCACCTCAAACAGCTCCTGGAGGTGTTCTGTGGTGACCTTGCCAATGCCCACATACTTGATGGCCTCCACAATGTTGGAGTCCCACTTCATGACGTTGAAAACACCCTCAGGGATGACCATCACATTGGGCTGGACGAAGCACAGCGCCTTGGTGGTCTCCACGTCCTGGATGATGGTGGCGCCCTCCGCATCCCATTTGGTGGTGGGCGTGTGGGAATTGGCCAGGGCCGCGCATTTGTCGGCAATGCGCTTCTCCCGGCCCAGGGAAATCAGGTCCTGGAGAAACTCCACCGTGTCCATCTCCGGCCGGATGGGGGCGTCCGCGTTGGCCTTGTCCTCATTGGGCACAAAATCCTTGAGGGCATGGTTGGCGCAGGCATAGGAATCGGAGCTGACGCCCCAGTCCACTTCATTGGCCTCCGCTTTCGGCCCCAGCAGGGTGTCCGGGATAGTGAAGCGGTCCGGCTTGCTGTAGACCGGGAAGTCATCCGATTTGTTGTTGACCGGATAAACCGGAAAAAGTACGTCCCCCACCAGGCCGGCCGGCCGGTATTGGATGGCCAGGTCCGTCAGGTAACGATTGACATGCAACTCTTTGGTCATGATTTATTTTCCTCCGTTAGAATTTCCTGGCCGTGACTAGGTGGCGGCCACGTATACCGGCTGGATCATGATTTCCAGCTCATCTCCGTCCGCCGCCGCCGCGGTGATGGCCCCGCCCTCCGAGGTATAAGGCGGGGTTTCCCCGGAGGCCGCGGTCACTTTGCCGGTTGTCTTGACCACGATCCGCGCTCCGGCCGTGATTTCCCCGTCCGCGATGGCGGGGATGCGGCCGGCCACCCGGCAGATTACTTCCGCCCCGTCATCTGCATCCACCAGAGGCCAGACATAGGGGCCGCCATTGACGGAGCCGGACACCTGGGCCACCACGCCCGCACCGGTGACCTGGGCCGCCAATTTGGCCGTGATGGCCCCGGAGGCGGTGAAAACCAGGTCAATGTTGGTCTCCAGGTTGGCCGGGTGAAAGGTCTCGTCCAGTTCCACCGGGATGATTTCTCCGGCGGACAGGGCCGGGACGAGGGCCTTGCCCAGGCTGAAATAATCCTGGCTCCGGGAGGTGGGCAATTGCTTGCCCGTTCCGTCACCGGCGGAGACCACCCTGGCGCCGTAGGCGATGGCCCCGGCGGACACAATCTCCGCAATGCCCTTGAGGCGGGCGGTGACGGCCTGGCCAGTGGAGGCGTCCGAGATGGCCACCACACAGGGCGCACCCTCCGTGTCACTCACTTTCAGGGTGCCCGCGGTGGCGCCAGGCTGACAGATGTTCCGCTCCGCAATGGTGCCGGAGGCGGTGAATGTTTTGTCCAATAGGGAATTCATGGTTTATTCCTCCATCATGGGTTTGGTTCTTCAGGTTATTCCTGGAGCTGGCCATCCGCGGAGAGCTGGATCAGTGCCTCCCGATAGGTGATGTTCTTGGCTTTGGCGAATTCACGGACCTTCTCGGGGTCCAGGTCGCCAGCCGGTTTGGCCTTCTCCTTGGTGGCGATTTCCGAGAATTCCACCGCCGCCGGGAGCTTCTCCAGGAATTTCATCAGCCAGGCCAGCGCATTGGCCTTGCCGCCCTCGCCCTGGGAGAATTCCACCTCCTCCTGGTCATCCAGGCGGGCACAGAATTCCGCCAGCCCCAGTTCCATCATGCCGGGCGTCACCTTGTGGGCGTCCTGGAGCTTTTCCAGGCGGGCCGTGATGTCCTTTCGCCGGATGGCGTCCCGGAGCTTCAGGTTTTCCGATTCAATCCGCTCCCGCGCCTGTCTTTCCGCGGCAAAAGCGGCCTCCGTTTTCTGGCCCAGCTCCTCCCGGAGCTTTTTTTCCCGCTCCGAATAGCTGGCCTCCATCTCCGCCCGCTGCTTGTCCAGCAGGTCCTGCAATTCTTTTGCATCCATCTCTTTACCTCCGTCTGAAATGTTGGTAAATTCAATAATTACTTCCCCGGCATCCGTAGACAGGGCCACGTCTGCCAGGCCCTTCACCTGGGGCGGCATGGCTCCCAGCCAGCCCACACTCTCCAGGTACAACCGGCCCGGAATGATGTGCGGGCTGAGCCGGACACTCCGCTTTTTGAAGCGGCCCTCCCGGAGCCATTGCTGGAATTGAGGCGCCACCTGACGGAATTTGGCCAGGAGGAGCTGGCCCTCCCGCTTCAGCGCCTCCACCCAGCCCCAGGCCGGCTCCGTGGGCTTGGGGTGGCCGATGGTGGCCGGCGCTTCATGGAGCTGGGGATTGTATGTCTCCACGATTTCATCAATATCCTGCTCTGTGAAATCACCTTGTGGGTAGCTCCCAGACCTGAAAACTTCGATCCACTGGCCCTCAATTGTCATGTTCAAATCCCTCCGCCTAAAAATCCTCTTTCATTTCCGGCATTGCCCCGGCGCCAGACTACCGTTTAAACCCGTTTAAATTGACCCAGGATGGAAAATCTCCCCCCGGCCGCTCCATAGGCATGGGCCAGCCCGGAATAATTGCTTAGAATCAAAATATTAATAATTGCGGAATAAATTGATTCTTTACAAAACCGAAAAAGAGAAGTAGAATCAGGGTGAATATTTGCTGGGAGGCATCCTTGGAGACCATCTGGGAACATGGTGTGACGCCGGAGGAGCTGGCCATCCTGTTTAATCAGGTTGTCACGCAGCAGGACCACCAGCTCATCACCCAGGGTGACCCGGATTCTGAGAATGCCGCGCTGTATCGCCTTTATTCCATCCGCGGGGATGTGGCAAAGGCCCAGCATTACCTGGAGCAAATCCAGGATAAAGCCTTCCGCTTTGATGTTTCCTATTCTGATCTTCTGGACTAGCATCATTCCGCCTTGTCCGCCTTCTGAACAGTCCTGATTTTCTCCAGGGTTGATTTGAACTTTTCAGGGCTGGTATTAAAAACGCCATCTATAGCCTGGCCCACTTGCTCAAAATCCCAGGCCACCCCTCCCTCCTTGACCACCTGCTTTTTATGCAGCAGCTCCCAGAGCTTTCCCGGCATCCCCGCTGCTCCGTCTGTATTGAGGGCAATGTCACTGATGTCCGGCAGAATAACCTTCTCCTCAATGCCCAGCTCTCCCAGAAGGTGGCGGAAATTTTTCAAATAATGTCCATATCCATATCCATCGCTGATGACCGTGGCCTGGTGGGCCGCTTTGCCGCCCAGGTCTGTCATGAAATTGTGGTACGTATGGCGGGCCGTAAACTGGTTTAAACACTCCATGACAGCGCCGTCTGTGGAGTAATGCGAATACCACCCATAAGGCTTGGCTTTATTGTGGAGGATTTCATGCCACAGGGCTTCCATTGTGTATTCCTCATTAAAGGTTAGCTCCGTCCCCCTTTTGATCTTCTTCAGGGCGCTCACCAGGTCCGCGCTGGGTCTGAACCCGCCCAGGTCCTCAAATCTCCGGTTTGAAACCATGATCCGCCCACGCTCTGAAAATGTGCTCATAAATGAGCGGGCGCTCTCCAGCTCAATTCGCTGAAAGCCCACGCCGGGCTTGAAATTCTCCGGGCGCAACTTGCCGTAAGCCTCCATCAGTGGCTGGAGGTCACCAAACTTTTTGACCGGAAATTCATGGACCAGGCCCTTTGGCTTCTCCGCCGCCGGCGCTTTGGCCTTCCGGGCGGAGGCCCTGGCCGGCTTGGCCGCTGGTGCCTTGGGCCGTGGCGCCTTCTCCCCCTCGTAATATTTGCGGAGGATGGGGCCATATTTCTCCATATTCGGTCCCCAGGCCGCCCGGCCGGGATTGTATTCAAAGCCAGGGTCCGCCACGTCATAGAACTTCTGACGGCCGGTGGCCGGGTTCACCGATTGGGTGACCCGCTTGCCCATCTGGCCGGCCTCCTCCTTGCTCAGGGCAATCACCATGCACCGGCACCGGAAGCCATTGGGCGGGTAATTCTCCGCCCAGAATGGATCATCCGCCGGGAATACCATTCCGTCCATGGCGGCATGGCTCTCCCGCGTCCGCTCATCATTCACCGCGTCATACATCCAGAGTGGGCGGACCTCCACGTTTTCCATTTGCTGGGCATAGCGGCCGGCGGAATACGCCATCTGGAGATTGGTGTGGAAGATGGTCTCCAGGCGCCAGGGCGTCCCCTCATAGATTTTCTCCACCTGGCCGCCCGGCCCGGCCACGAATTTTCTCCCCCACCAACCTTTCCGCTTCAGGAGCGGCTCCAGCTCCTCCCGGAATTGCTGGACGGTTTTGCCCTCCGTCAGGGCGCGGTCCACGGCGCCGCGGATGTCCTGAAGGATGTCCATTTTGAGCACCCGTGCCACGGTGAAAGCCTGGGCATGCTGCTCCCGCCATACGTCCGTCCAGGCCCAGGAGATGGCATAGCCCTTCTCCTTGAAATGGGCAATGGCGGCCGCCGGGGCCAGGGGTTTGAGCTGGATGTTAGGCTCCGCCACCAGCACCTCCTCCGGCCGGCACCTGGCCGCTGACGGCCAGGCGCCCCCAGGTCTCCGCGGAAAAGCGGGCATTGCCCAGCAACTCCGCCAGCTCCGTCACATCCAGCTCCGGGTAGAGGACCAGGACGCGCTCCGCCAGCTCCTCCAGGCTGTCCGCCGCTTCCGCCTCCCGGAGGATGGCTTCCACGATTTTCTGGAGGATCAGGTCCGCCGCTGAGGCGGAGGTGTCCACCAGCTCCTCAATGGCTTGCTGCTCCGGGGTCCAGCAATCCCCGCCGGCGGCAAATTCCGCGCCGGCTTCCGCCTCCTTACTGGTGACCGGCAGGGCATCCGCCGGCGGCTCCCCCGCCGGCCGGCCGGCCGCCTGGCCGTCATCACCGGCCGCCGCCTGGTCCACCTCAAATTCCTCCTCCGGGATGTTGTAAATCCTGGAATAGTATTTTTTGCCAAACCGGACACCCTGCTCTGCCAGGGCCTTGTCCCGCTCCGCCCGCTCCGTTTGGAGGGCTTCCTCCTCCTGCCACCGGAAGAATGGCCGGACCACATCCGGGAAATTCAGGTCACAGGCCCAGTCAATAAGACGATTGAAAGCGCCGGCCACCAGCTTTTTGTCCCGCTCCACCAGGTCACCCCGGACCTCCATATGAGTCTCACTGGCCGCGTATGCTCCGCCTTTGCTGCTCATCTCTGTGGTCAGGGTCTGGCCCAGGACCGCCTTGCTGATTTCCGCATTGCACACGTCCACCAGGCGCTCATAAAGCTCCGCGCTGGCGCCCCGGCTGGCGTCTGAAATGATTTCCACACTGGAGTCATCCGGGATGACGGCCACCCCGTCCTGGACCATCTCCTCCATCCCATCCAGCAGGTCATTCCGCTCCGAATCGGGGGCGCCGCGGGGATGCTTGCCAATCACCCAGGGCATCCCGTATTTTTCCGTGAAGGCCACCCAGAATTTCAGTCCGCCTTTTTTGAAAGCCACCGGCCAGAAGCACCGGGAGAGCACCCGCTGACCATACGGGTTCTGGTAACTGGCCCGGCTCCGCACCAGCAGGAATTTATACGGCGGGAGCAATTCCCCCTCCACCATGTTCTCCTTGGTCAGGAAGCGGAGATTGTTTTCCTGGTCAAAGCCAAACCATTCCTGAGGCTTTCCCTTGAGGGTGGCCGGAATCCAGCGCCCTTCCGCCTTCTCCCAGATGACCTCCAGGGGCGCAAAGCCCAGGAGCACCGCCTCCAGCATCTCCTCCTGGATGGCCTCCATATCAAAGCCCTCAAAGAATTCCCGCGCCCAGTCCGCTGCCCGCCGGGCCTTGCGGGAGCTTTCGCCCTCCTCAATGTCCCACTCATTGGCGGTGACGCCGGACATCCGGCTCTGGACGGTGGAATCCACATGGGCGTCTGTCAATAGCTCCCGGTAAATGGTGATATCCTGGCCCTTTTTGCGGAGCACCGGGTCCGGGTCCGGGAGAATAAGGCCCCAGGAGGTCAGATTCCAGGCCCGTTCCCTGGTGGCCAGCTCCTTCCCGAGGGCTTTTTTATCGGCCACCTCTACAAATTGCCGGTCATTCACCCAGATTTTTTTGGGCATCAGTATCCCTCTGTTATGGCGTGGGCCTGGCGCCGGCGCCGGCTGGCCACCCGCACCGGGCCGCCTGCCTCACTCTTTGCGGCATACACCGCCAGGGCGCCGGCAATGGCCGCGTCCCCATGCCGTTTCCGCTTGTCCTTCTTGTCCTTCTTGCGGTTCCCCGCCTGGTCTCCGGCGGGGCTGTCCGGCACCTTGGGCACCCCCCGGACCATTTCAATGGCCCGGTAGTCCGCCAGGATCTCCGCGTCCTTGGGAATCGTAAAGTCCCGGTCCTCAATGACCGCCTTGAGCTTGGGCATATTCTCCACATACCAGGACGGGGTCAGCATCACCGGCTGGATGATGCGCCCATATTTCTGGAGCACCACCTCCGCCAGATAGCTCCCATTCCCGCGGGCGTCCAGGGCGGCCCCGTAAAAGCGCCGGAGATTGTCTGCCACAAAGAAAAATATCTGGGCTTGCTGTTCATGGGGCACATTGAAAAGCTCCAGGGTGAAAGGCGCCCGGAGCCTCAGATTGGGCATCTGGATCACGGGTTGAATGACGGTCAGGTTGCCGGAGCGGCCAAAATCCTCCCCGATATACACCGGCAAATCCGGCATGGCCGCCAGGATGGGGAGGAGCTTGTCCTCACAGAAATCAAAGGTTTTATATTCCCGTTCCAGCTTGGGCGCCAGAGTGAATTCATCATTGCATTCCCACCGGATGACGGGGATGCTTTCGTCCATGCAAGCCTCAATGAGGAGGCGGGACAGATAGCGCCCGCCGGAGGCCCGCGGGATGAGGAAAAGCTCCTCATCCGCGTCCTCCCCGTATGTGTCAATGATGCCTTGACGCCAGGCCAGCTCCGCCTCCCGGCTCCAGGGCTGGCCCTTCCGCTGACAGATGCGCTCAAAAAGGCCCTCCGCCAGGGCATCATCCAGGCTGGTCCGGTGGAGGGAATAGGGCTTCTTCCCGGCGCGGACATCCTGGATCAGCTCATTAAACGGGTTTAAATCCCCGTTATGGGTGGAGATGATCCGCACCTTGCCGCCCCACATCAGGAAGGCCATGGCCGCCTTGAGCACCTGGCCCAGGCTGTCCAGGAAAGCCGCCTCATCAATAACGGCAATACCCTGCTTGGAGCGGAGATTCCGCGGGGCGGAGCTGAGTGCCTCCACTCGGTGGCCGGAATTGTAATGGATGCGGAAAACCTGAATGTCCCGGTCCTCATCCTGGAAAACATCCTCCTCCACCGTGGAGGCGGCCAGGCTGTAAATTCTGGACCACTCCGCCACGTCATCAATGAATTGCCGTGTCATGTCCCGGTCATAACTGGTATAAAATGCATCCATTCCCTTCTTGCCGGCGGCCGTCAGGGCGCAATCACAAGCCTCCACCCAGGAGGCGCCAACACGGCGCGATTTCTCCCAGATTTTGACGTCCGCTTTGTCCGCCATCCAGGACACTTGATAGGGGAGTAAAAGGCCGTCCTTATTCAATGCCCAGCACCTTCCGCTTGATTTCATCTATGGTCTCCGGGGTCAGGCCAGCCGCCCGCTCCCTGGCCGCTTCCCGCTCCTCAATTTCCTTGAGCCGTTCCGCGGCACCCGGCTTCATCACCGCCTCCAGCCGGGCCAGGGCATAAATCACCTGCGGGTCCGTGGTCTCCAGGGCTTTCATCAGGAGCTTGCGCTTGATTTGCTGCATCAGCTCCCGGTCACTCTCCTCTGAGGTGTAAAAGGCTTCCCGCTTGACCGCCCAACCATGCTCCGCGCACCACCGTTGCAAGGTCCGCTCTGACACCTCCCCGTCCAGCTCCATGGCGATTTCCGCCAGGCTCAGGCCATCCACCACAAATTTCACCTTAGCGATTTGATAGAGCGCCCTTTTCTTGCTCATGGCGTCATCCGTCCAGGGCCTTTTCCAGCTCCTGGATTTCTGCCCGGATTTCCTCCGCCCGCCGGCGCTTGGTCACCAGCTCCGTCATCTGGGCGTGGGCGGTCTCCAGGTCCTCCAGCCGGATAATGAGAAAAGGCGTCATCCCATCCACCACGTCATTGATGGCCAGGAGGTCTCCCCGCGCTGAAATTTTCAGGGTCTCCAGCTCCCCCTTGAGCTGGGCCAGCCGGCCCCGTGCTCTCATGATGTTCCCTTTCAGAGTCATCTACCCTCCTCGTTTGCAATGTCCGCCTTTTTGGCCAGGTCAGCCAGGGGGCAAGCGGAGAAGCCATGGCCATGATTTCTTACCAGGTTCTCCAGGTGACGCTTGATATTGGCCACGGACTCCAATGTCTGACCGTTCACAAAAGCCGCTGTGTATATAGCGGTGGTGGCCTCTGAGGTTTTCTTTTCGTAACCGGCGGCGATGTCGGTAACTTTCTCCACCAGCTTTTTCAAGTCATCCTTCTCCGCCCGCTCTTTCCACCAAAGGAAAACCAGAACTCCTATCGGGCCAAATGCCTTGAACACCTCAAAAACTATGCTCAGGTCTCCCAGCTCCGTCAGCAGGTAAAAAGGCGGGTGGCCCGCCATGAGCAAGCCACCCGTCAGCATTAGCTCTACCATGCCGGCCTCCGCCTACTTCCCGCCGCCGGCCGGGCGGTGGGCCTTCCTCCGCTCCTCAAAGGCGTCCTCCGCGGAGCGGTCCAGGTAATACTTGCTGACATCCACCGTCACCCGCGGCTGGCGATTCTGCACCGCGCCGGAGATGGCCGCCGCCAGAATCTGGACCAGCTCCAGGGCGTCCACCAGGTCAATGTCAAAAAAGCTTTTGTTGCCCATCATTGCACCTCCTGAATCAGCCTCAGATTTTCCTCCAGGGTGGTCCGCTCGGGCGCCTTTGATTTCCAGGCATCAATGAGGTCCATGGTCCGGGCCAGCACCCCGGCGAATTCTGCCAGGGCCAGGCTGAGCCCCCGCTGGTAGGCGGGCGCCTGATCCGGGAAATCACGGTATTTCTGCATCAGGTCCAGGGCTTTAACCAGCTCGTTATGGGTGGCCCTGTATCTCTCATCCACCGCTGTCCATTCCGTCCACAATGGGGAATGATCCACCCCCGGATGCTCCGCCAGCCAGGCCAGCTCCTCATCCGCCATCTGGTCCTGGATTTTGGGCCAGGCCATGGCGGAGGACTCCAGGACGGTCTGGGCATTCAGGATGAGGACATCCAGCTTGCTCTGGTCATCACAGGCGCTGAGCACCAGCAGCGCCGGAACAAGGGCCACAAGGACCAATACTTTCAAACGCTTCATGAGCTTCTCTCCTGTCTTGAAATTTCCCACCATCCCACCCCCGCCGCCCGCGGCCCCAGGCTTTCTCCGCCGGGCAAAGCAGAATTATTCTTTGCGGACCAGGCGCCCGGCTTGGGGAATCCAGACCTCCCCGGTGGCGTCTGTATGCAAATAATCAAAGCGGACAGGGGCGTCCGCCTCCAAAAGAATGGGGCCGATAAACCAGGTGATTTCCGGGATGTCATGAAAGAAAAAAGCCGCGCACCCATGCGCCGGCAGGGTAATGGTCCGGGTCATGACCGGGGTGCCATCCTCTTGGTAGAAGGTCATCTTTACGTCCACCGGCCGGCCCAGGTGATTGCCCAGGGCCATGGAAGTGAACCAATCCGCCAGGTAGACAGCGCGGGGCACAAGGTCCCAGTATTCATAAGCAATGACAAAATCAAAAGGGGCCGCATCCACCACCTGGCCGTCCGCCCAAAGCTCAATCCAGCCACAATATTCACCGGGGGCCAGGGTCTCCTGGAGTGGGAGGTCAATGGTGCGGTCACAGCCTTTGATTTCATCCGCAAAAAAGATGTCGCACCAGTCTTTGGTCTGGCGGCCCACCGCCACTTGCCAGCCTTCACAATTGGAAGGCGGGTGGGGCTGGTCACCGCGATTGATGACCAGGCGGAGGGCCGGGCCATCCATGGTCTGAATCTGGCGGGCCGTCACGTTCATTTCAGCATTGACGGACACCCAGAATAGGCCCAGCAGGAAAATGGCCAGCAGGGCGAACCAGACCACCAGGTGGCGGGTGGAGGAGCGCTCCGCGCTCTCCCCGCTTCTTTTCATGTTCCTCGCTGACCGCTGATATTCATTCATGGTTTTCCTCCCTGTCCCGCCGGATAGCATCCTCCAGCGCCGGCCAGCGGGCGCACCCGGCAAAGTGTAAATCCCAGTAATTTCCCTGCCAAAAGGCCTGGCGGACAAATCCGGTGGAGCGCCCCGCCTGCCAGAAGTGGAGGGCGTCCCCGTCCATGAGGCCGACATGGCCAAAGGGCCGGCCGACGGAAAAGGTCCACCACACAAAATCAAAACGGTGGGCCGCGGAATATGGGTGAAGGGCACCGTGGCAAAGAATGAATCTCATCTGGCGGGAGGTCATCCGCGGGAAGGGCAGGCCAGCCCGCTTGAAAACGTAATGCATGGCCCCGGAGCAATCGGCTCCGGCGGCATCCTCCGCACCCCAGACATACGGGGTGCCCATAAAAAGCTCCACCTCCCGGAGGAGGCGGTCCTCAATGGTCTCCCCGCCGGCCAGGGCCAGGCTGGCCAGGACCAGGGCGGCAATGAGGGCGGCCCACATTCCGCGCCTCATTGGCGGAGCACCAGGGCCAGGGCCACGGCAAAGGCGCCAATCATGACGGCCACCGCCATATTGCCCTTCGTCAGCTCATCCCAGAAGTCCATCCGTGTGGCGCGATTGCCCACCCAGAGGGCGCCGAACAGGATCAGCACCATCAGGAGACCATTGGCCAGGTTGGTCAGGATATACATCCAGAGTCCATCCAGATTCATTCAGCCCTCCCCATATAGCGGACCGGCCAGGCGGCCGGGCTTTTTTGCAGGTAAGAAGGCGGGAGGCTCTGGCGATAGGTAAGGAGGTCACGGTCATGGCGCCGCGGGCAAGGGGCAAACCCGCGTGATTGCCGCCCGCTCAATCAATAAGCCTCCCGCCGGATTGAAACGGGTAGCTTTACAATAGGATTATGAAGGAAATGGAGGATTCAAATGCGTCTAATGCAGCAAAAAAGTAGTTATTCTCATAATCGTTTCTACCATAAACGAATTTATACCGATTACAGTATGAGCCAAATACTGAGTACCATTAAATTTAAAATCTGTAGACGCAGCGGCCGATTACTCTTTGATTCGTGCATCAAAAGAGTTATAATGTGCATAATTTCATGGAATTGCTTGTGAAATCAGATTGATCATCGACTTAGAGCAATATTCTGTTGGGGGTGAAGACTAATGGATGAGCTTTTCGTGGTTTTTGTTGTTATTCTTCTGCCTGGTATCTTTGCAGTCCTAATTACTGATTTGATCACCGTACATTCCAAATGGGGTGCCTTCGAAATTGGTTTGTATTCTCTGATTCTTGGCATCTCGGCTTATGCCTTGTTACAATTGGTCTATTGGCTTGTTGATCTCATTATCTTTATCTTTATTTCAGGATCATTAAACTGGTCTCAACTTAAAATTTGGGAGGTGGCTCTCAACAAAGGAAAAGGTCTTCAAGGATCAGAAGTCGTTTGGGCAACTTTTCTTACTGTGCCTGTGGCCCTTGCTGCGTCTTGGTTGGTTAACTATAAAATAATAAACAAGATAACTCAATACCTCAAGCTTACAAACAAATTTGGAGATGAAAACCTATATTCATATTATTTGAATGCCAAGGAAATTGACTGGGTGTATGTGCGCGAACGAGAAGCGAACCTCACATACCAAGGAAGGATAATGGCACTTTCAGAAAATGAGAATATGCAAGAACTCGTCCTGATAGAAGTTTCAGTCTTTCGCTACGAAGATTCAGAACATCTCTATGATGTTCCGAGCCTCTATTTATCTCGATCCCTGGGATCGCTCACAATTGAAGCAATACCATTAGACCTATTGAAGGAGAAGAATGATGAGCAAGAAGAGACCATTGAATGAAGGGCTAACTCGGGTTGTCCAGAAAGGATATAACAAACCGACTGGTCAGTCAGGGCTTCGACCGAGCAAGCCCCCTCCAGCACCCAAGCCATCATCTGAGAGTCCAAAGAAATCTTCGGATAGTCAAAGTTGAAGCATTAAGTTCCTTCGGCAGATAGCTAATAGCCATGTCCCTGCCTTCAGATACCATGGGCGTGACAGCCCTCAATGATGATTTTATTCGCTCTTTCTGCGAAATCTTGCAAATCTGTGAATATTTTTTCATAACTGAGATTGTCAGACCAACACAAATGATTCAACTAACTATGACTGTTCTGAAATTTGGTGAGAAGAATATGAATTCACAGGTTGTATCTTAAGAAATCATAAGATTAAGTTGCAAATTGCAACACCATAGCAGTGATTCGCTCCGATAAGGAATCTGCCAATTAAGAGATTCATAACTACTGCTTGATAGGAGAACATTGATGTCTCTGCCTTCATCGGTTTTAGAATTAGTCGAACGCTTCAGCCGAAATGTAGATGTTTATAAGCGCGATGACTACAAAGAAACAAGAGTACGAGTTGAATTTATCGATCCATTTTTTGAAGCCCTCGGATGGGATGTTCGCAATGTCAAAGGATGGGCTGAACAGTATAAGGATGTTGTGCATGAGGACGCCCTCAAAGTCAAAGGAACCACTCAGGCGCCGGATTATTGCTTTCGAATCGGCGGAACCCGCAAGTTTTTCGTGGAAGTGAAAAAACCTTCGGTCGTTATTCGCGATGATGTAGGCCCGGCCTACCAGCTTCGACGTTATGCGTGGAGCGCCAAACTACCGCTTAGTGTCCTCACAGATTTTGAGGAATTGGCCATTTACGATTGTCGCTTGAAACCCCAACCTTCAGATAGAGCGGGAGTGGGCAGAATACTCTACTTCACTTTCGACCAGTATTCTGAACGGTGGTCTGAAATCGAATCAATTCTGGCCAAGCAAGCAGTGCTCAAGGGTTCATTTGATCAGTTTGTACAAGAAACAAAAGGCAAACGAGGCACTAGTGAGGTAGACGTTGAATTTTTAAAGGAGATTGAAGGCTGGCGTGATTCTCTGGCGCGAAATATCGCATTGCGAAACAAATCTCTCAATGTACATGAGTTGAATTTCGCTGTTCAAAGAACCATAGACCGTATTATTTTCCTACGGATGTGCGAAGATCGGGGCATTGAAAAATATGGTCGCTTGCTGGCTCTTGTAAATAATCGAGAGATACATTCTCAGCTAAAAGATCTATATCATCAGGCGGATGAAAAATATAACGCCGGTCTTTTTGATCTTCAGTCTGATCCGTTGACAGCGATTCTTCAAGTGGATGACAGGATTCTGAAACCAATACTTTTTGGATTATATTATCCTCAGTGTCCTTATGAATTCTCAGTGTTGCCAACGGAGGTTCTCGGCCAGGTATATGAACAATTCCTTGGAAAAATCATTCGCTTAACTCCATCGCACCGGGCTGTTGTTGAAGAGAAATCCGAGGTCAAGAAAGCCGGTGGTGTTTATTACACTCCAGCTTATATCGTAGGTTACATCGTCAAAGAAACAGTAGGCCGATTGATCGAAGGCAACACTCCAAAACAAATTAACCGCCTCCATATCCTTGATCCTGCTTGTGGTTCGGGCTCCTTCTTGCTTGGTGCCTATCAATTTTTATTGAATTACCACATTGATTGGTATCTAAAGAATGATCCAGGAAAATATGCCAGAGGAAAACAACCCGCGATTTACCAAGGACCTGGTGGTGACTGGCGACTCACAACTTCTGAAAAAAAACGTATCCTCCTCAACAATATTTTTGGTGTAGATATTGATCGCCAGGCCGTTGAAGTAACTAAACTGAGCCTACTTTTAAAGGTCTTGGAAGGAGAAACTGACGAAACACTCGGTCAACAGTTAAGGCTATGGCATGAGCCCGCGCTGCCCGATTTGGAAGATAATATAAGATGCGGCAATTCTTTGATTAGTACAGATTTTTTTTCAGAGAGATTACTCCCGGACGAATCGGATCTTCGTCTCATTAATCCTTTCAATTGGACTTCTGAATTTCCTAGTATTATGGCAACAGGAGGATTTGATGCGGTCATAGGAAATCCGCCGTATGTTAGGCCTCATAATATTCCGCAAACAACTAAAGAATACTTATGGAAGACCTATCTTGCTTTTGTGGCTAAATCAGATCTATATTCCTGTTTTATGGAAAAAGGATTGTCTTTAACCAAGCCTGGAGGTTATTTTAGCTTTATTGTCCCGCAGTCTTGGACTTCCCTGGAGAGTTTTTCAAATATCCGTGGCCATATTATCTCAAATTCACAGGTTCTCCAGCTTACGCAGCTCCCCTCGAAAGTCTTTACGAATGCGACGGTTGAAACATGTATTTTCCTACTTAAGGCAATTGCCAATCCCCGGTATGATCATGAAATCACTGTGGAGAAACTAGACGAACAGGGCGAGACCTTCTTTGTAAGAAAATTATCTCAACAATCTATTAAAGATGCATATCTGAATAATTTTCAATTATATAGCCAAGAATCTAGTCAGAGTATATTAAAAAAAATGCAAAATCTTGGAAGGCCGCTAAGGGATTTCATTTCCTTTGTATATGGCTTTAAAACCGCCGACGATGCGAAGTTCATTCATTCTTCCCCGATTCACGAAGAAAGCAAGCCATTTATCAGAAGCGCATCCATTCAGAGATATTGGAATGCCCCTCCAGATGAATATGTCTGGTATGTGCCAGAGATAATGAAAGCAAACAAGTCAACTGCGCGACCTGGTGAAGAAGCTCGCTTTTTAGAAAAAAAAATATTAGTTGCCAGGATGGGCAAATATCTCGTGGCGACTTATGATAGTGGGGGATTATTCGTTAAGGATGCCATGTTGTTACTATCGGACGACAAGAAGCACAATCTTCTTTATCTATTGGGTTTAATAAACTCTCAATTGCTTAATTTTTATTACCGGGAATATTTTATAACAATTGATGTATTGAAAAATGCCTTGTTGAGCCTGCCTATTCGCCCTATTGACTTTGGCGATCCATCGGATTCCACTAGCTACACTACGATGATCTCCCTTGTTGAACGAATGTTGTCTTTGCATCGAAAACTAGAGTCCGCGTCCATATCTCATGAAAAATCTTTCTACAAGAGGCAAATAGAAAGCGTTGATGACCACATCGACTCGCTAGTTTATAAGTTGTATGATCTGAATGAAAATGAGATAAAAATTGTGGAAGAGAACCAATGAAGAATATAGTAGCCAAGAAGTAGATCACATGTTTTCATAGAATATCATTTTGATCACTTGTCTTGGTATTTGATAGTTACGCCCGATTCGCCTTGCGGGGATTATTCCGGATTCAATCCAACGACGTATAGTGGAAGGATTGATCCCTAGTTCTTCAGCAGCCTGAGTCGTTGATAGTGGTCTCCGCCAGAGTTCCCGTGGACTCACATTCTCCAGATCATCCCAGGTGACGATTGGCTCCCGGCTGAGAGTCATGATCATGTTCCTCCGTATATGTAGTTTCAGCACTCGCTTGGTTTCTTAACACCTTTTGTAGTAGTGGATAGAGTAAATCGCGACGTAGCTTGGCTTCAAGAGCCATTTCACGCCGCCAGCAGTCGAGGCTGGCGGTCCAGCCCATCTGTCTGCCCAGCCAGAGGCCAAGGAGGAAGGGACAAGCCATAATCCCAAAGACCTTGAGCAATTCCAACCAGTCGTTCATCGTAATACCTCACTGGCGACCTCCCCGGCCAGCCGGGCCTTCCGCATCCTCTCAAGCGCCGCCTTGATGGGGGTGACCTTGTCCGCCGGAATCCAGCGGACATCCCCGATTCCAAAACGCGCCTGGAGGAAATTGCGGAAGGCCGCATCCGTTGGCGTCCGCGCCACATCCCGCCAGATAGCCTCCAGCATGCGGAGCTGACGGGGCGCCGCCATCTCCCCCGGCCGGCGGCCCAGGTCATCATATTTCCGGCGGGGCGCGGCCTGGGGCCGGGTGGAGTATCTGGGCTTGAAGCCCTTCTCCTCCAGGTAGCGGAGCACCAGGGCCAGCTCCCGCTCCTCCATCTCCGCGGTGGAGCGCTTGCGGGTCAAATCCCAGAGAATGTCCCGGTAAAGGTCATCATCCAGGCCCAGCTCCTTCTTGCCGATATGGATCAGGGCTTTATAATTCCTGGACATTTGCCACCGCCTCCTGGCCGATTTGATAGGCAAACTTCCGGTCTCCCACCTGGCGGCAGGTGACGGGGATGCCGTTGGCCCGCAATTCCGCCACCGCGGAATTGACGGCGCAAACCCGCGCCGTCATCACAATCTCCCAGGTGGTGTGTTCCTGGCCGTCAGAAAGAACCCGGAGCACCCGCTGAAGGCGGGGGCTGTTTTGCAATCGGGCAGTATGGATTTTTCCCACCGTGTCCTCCAATGATATGGATGGCCGGCGCCGCGTCATTCCGCGGTCACCAGGGCCGTCACCCTGGACAGGTCCCCGCCGGCCATAAAGGTCACAAGAAAACGGCGGAGGCACCGGGGTCATCGGCCGCTGATTTTTCGGGAAAAGCCAGTCCTGAAATCCCATCATAGCAGCTCTCCCGGCCTCCGCCGTCAAGATTGGTTGTATTCCACAATGGCTCAGCATCATCAGCCCGCGGTCGCCACTCCGCGGAGACCGGCCGCCGGCGGTGCCGTCCCGCCTTTGGCCGGTTTCGCCTTTTTATGGTTTGGAGGACCAACTTGGCGTCTGCTTCACAATCTCCTCTCTCTTTACCTCAAAGAAGAAATCCTCACTGATTTCCCTGGTGGCGTCCACCTGGGCCAGGACGTCATCCGGCAAATCCCTCATGGCTTCCTTGTTCACGCTCTCCACCAGCCGAATAAATGGCAACAGGTCCAGCTTTTTGAGGAGGGCCAGGGTGGTTTTCTTGATCCTGATCTTGGTGGATTTGCGGAAGCCCAGGACACCAAAATTCAGCTCCAGGGATTTGCGGCCCTTGGGCAGGATTTCCTCCCGGTGGGCCTTGCCGAAAGCCTCCAGCGCCAGCTCCAGCTCTTTCATTCGCGCCTTCTTGGGGGCGATTTGTTCCGCCGCAAAAACCTTCACCTTGTCGATTTCAATTTCCGCTTCCGCCTGGATGGCCTCCGCCTCCAGGTTCAGAATGCCCATCTCCAGGAGGGCCTCATCCGCCGCGGCCAGGTCCGGGAGGGTTATGATGTTGTCAGGTTTCTTTCTGAGCTTCCCCATTGTATCCTCCCCGTTATTGCGCCAGGTCCAGCATCTGGACGCGCTTGCGGAGCTGGTGCAATTCCCGCTCCATCATGTCCAGCCCCAGCAGAATCCGCCACTGATCCTCTCCGGAGCGAACCATCTCCTCCAGGGAGGAGGTCCGGGAGAGCAAATCATCAATTTGTGAATCCATCATTTTTTTCTGGCTGTCCAGGAAACCGGAGCGATTCACCACCGCCGCGGCCGCAAGGACAGACGAAGTAGGCATCCCTTTAGGCATTGTTTTCCTCCATAATTACGGTTTAATCTCGTGATACATACCAACATCCAGGCGGACCAGGCCGGCCCGTCGGAGATTGTCCAGGGCCTCCTCTGCTTCCGCCTGGGTGATATTCGGGTTTCCTTTGCGAATCCGTCTGATGAGGGACTCCTTGTCCGCCGGCAGGAAACACAGAATCAATTTCTCCAATAACGTGATTTTTCCCAGGAGCACATTCATGGCCACCTCCCTCAGATGGACCGATTGTCACAGGTGGGACACGTCAAATAGAGCCGGAGCCGCTCAGGATTGCCGGTGGCCAGCTTTCCATAGCGTTTGGCCGCCCGGCAATGCTGGCGGCACTCCACCACCGGGATTTCACCCAGAATCGGGCAAGCAACAGATGTATTGGCGCCGTAGGTCCTCATGACCTTTTCCTCAATCCGCTGGGTGGAGGCGCCATATTTGCCATTGATGACCAGGGAGATGGTGGTTTTGCTGACGGCCAGCTCATCCGCCACTATGCCCAGGCCCCGCTTTCCCACTTCCGCCTTCAGCATCTCCAGCCACATCATTCATCACCCCCCTCGGTGGTCCGGTTCTCTGCCAGGCGCCGGGCCTTGTGATGCTGGCGCCGGAGCTGGTCCACCACCTTCTCCGGGTCCCCCAGGTGATATTGATCCGTATTGGGATCATAGACCAGGTCCACGGTTTTGGCCACCGGGTGGAGCGGGCCAGTGTCCTTCACCAGCCGGAAAAAGACGGTCCGGCCGCGATTGCCCACCGGCACCACCCGCGCCCGCCGGATGTAACCCGTCCGGGCCAGGCTGGCGATATAATCACGGGCATTCTTGATGCCGGCTTCAGCGGTCTCCGCAATGTCCGCCGCGGTGAATTCCCCCGGCCATTTTCTGATGACTGTCCACATCCGCTCCCGGTCACTGTTGACGGCCACCCGGTTTGAATTCATCATTACTTGATGGTCCATTCCCTCACCTCCGCCATGGTCACCTTATCCTGGCCGTTGGTCCGGGCCAGGCGTTCCAGCCGTTTCAGCAGGACAATGGATTTGCGGAAATTGCCGTCCGTCTGATTCCGCACCCAGCCAATCACATCGCCTTCCAGGGCCACGGAAATGATGTCTGTGGCGGCTAGGCGGATGTCCTTCTCCGCCAGGTTCTGGAATTCCAGGACGTGGAGAAAGCGGTCACTCAGGGCGGCAAAACGGTCCAGCTTCCGGCGGACCTGATCCATGCCCACCAGGATGATGGGGGCGCTGGTGATGTCATGCACATCCCGGATGGTCTCCAGGACATCGGGGGAAATCAGGTCCGTCTCATCAATGATGATGAGGCGTGGTTCGGCAGTGAGCGCCGCGGTAACTTCCCGGTACATATCCCGGAAGGCGCGGGCCGGGGCAAGCATCAGCTCCACACACATCTCCTCCATGAGCCAGGTGGGAGTCCACTTTCGTTTGGCCCGGAGATAGACACTTTTATTGCTGGTCCGGGCCGCATACCACAGGGCGGTCCGGGTTTTCCCCAGGCCCCGCTTGCCGTACACCAGGCCCATCCCCGGCACACCGGCGGTGACCTCCATCAGCTCCCTGGCAATTCCGGCAAAGTTTTGGACGTTTTGGGTTTTGATAAAAACAGAATTCAGCGCCATGTAGACCTCCTATAATTTAGAATTGCGCGTTGCAAACATCCACATAGTCAGGAAATTCCGCCTTGAACCAGGAGAGCCACTCCCGCTCCTCCCGGCTCAGCCCCTGGCGGCTGGCCTTATCGGCCAGGTGGTCAGCCCTTGTATAGGGATTGGTGAAAACTGGCTCCTCCGCTGGGGAGGGTGTCCGGTTGAATTCTACGATTTTGCCGGCGGCCGGCGGCTCCGGGAGGGTGGCCGCCAGGGCCACCATCTCCGGCTGGCGCCGGGCGGGCTGGTCGAAATGGGCCTCCACCGCTGGGAGGTCCACCCCTTCCAGTTGCCACGGATTGTCTCCCTGATCCAGCTCCGGCACCATCAACCGGTCCAGGAAGCCCAGGCCGGCATCCAGCTCCGCCTTGAGCGCCCGGCGGACCTCCGCCTCCTGGCGCCGCTGGAGCCGGATTTTCCGTTTGACGGATTCATAATCCGCGCCTTTGGCCAGGGGGTGCTCCGCGGCATCATGCCGGGCCATGGCAATGAATTGGTCATCCAGGGTGAACACAAACATGGCCCGGAGATTGGTGAGGGAGTATCTGATTTTGACCAGGCCGGACAGGTGGAGCAGCTCCTCTGCAAAATAACGGATTCCGAATTTGGAGAACATGCAATTACTGATTCGGGCCGTGTCCTCCAGCAGCATGGCGGCCGCCAGGTGGGCCGGATTCACGCCCGGCCCGCGGCCGGCGGAGAACAGGGCCGCCGGGGTGGCGCCGTCCAGGCCGCGGTGGGACCGGCTGGCGTATTGCATGAAATAGCGGGCCAGTACATCATTGGCCTCCTCCACCGTCAGGATGGTCTCCCCCGGATAGAGTGCCCGGAGCTGATCCTCATTCCGCTTCATGAGCCAGGGCTTGTCCATGATATTCCGGCCGGTATAGCCGGCCATCATCCGCTCTGCCTGATTCAGGGTGCCGAAAAAACGCTCCACGGATTTGGCCCTGGCGTTATAGGGCCAGGCAAAATGGGCCTCAATTCCCAGACGGGCATAGAGGCCCTGGATGCCGGCCTGGGTCAGGTCCGCATCCCGGAGGCCGCCGGTGAATGCTTTGGCTTTAAAAGCCTTCCCGTTGTCTAAGATGACCGCTTTGGGGATTTTGCCGAGTGTAAGAATGCTATTGTAGAGGGCGGAGTGGATGCACTGGATGTTTTCCTGGGGCATGATTTCCCAGCCCAGGGGCATCCGGCTTCTCATATCGTAGAAAAGCACCATGGTCATCCGGGCGGGCTTGCCGGTGTATGGATTGATAATTTGGAAATTAAGCCGGTGACCATCCGCCACGAGAATCTCCCCCACTTCTAGGGCAGATGAATCACGGCTGATGAAGTAGGCATTTTTATCACGGAAAGCCTTGCCACCATCCCTGGCCATGGTCCAGACGGCGGCATTGCGGTCCCGATAGGATTGGCACCAGCGGACATATGTGCGGATGGACGGATGAGGCCGCCCCTCCCGCTCCATGGCCTCCGCCACCTGGCGGGCCGCCTCCGTGAGGGTGGGCCGGTTGGGGTGGAGGAGGATGGCCTTGAGCATATTTTTCTCATCATGGCTGAGGCTCAGGTGCCCTTTGTTATGGGGCCGCCGGTATCCACAGATGGCCGGCCATCCGCCGGCCTGGTATTGCGCGGCCCAGGTGTAGAGGGTTTTGATAGACCGCACCCGGCCGGCTTTGGCCCGGATCAGGCGGAGGACGTTGCCGGCATTGTAGTCAGCCAGCCAGCGCTCCAGATGATCCATCACCTGGACACCCGGCCGCCGGCGGGCATAGTCCTTCTCCATCAAAAATGCCTCCACCAGGTCCGCCCTGGCCAGGCCAATCTGGCGATATTTCCGCGGGATTTCCGTCTCCGCTGGTGGAGGCGGGGGCGTTTTTTCTTCGATAAATTGGGGCGCGGGGAGGGTGGCGGGTGACGTGGAGGAGGGCAAGGTGTAGGTGGTTGAGTCCTTCAGGACTGATTCCCGGACATCCGTTGGCAGGTGGGCCGCGCTATATAAGCGCGTTTTGCCGCCGCGCCCCGTGGTTATCTCATAGGGCCAATTTTCCGTGTTGGCCCTTTTCACCACCGCCCGCTTGCTCAGGCCGGTGGCCATGGCAATATCAGAGGCGGACATTCTCATGAGTCCACCTCCTCAAATAGAGGGAGCTGGCCGGTTTGAAATTTCCGCTTCAGGCGGGCGTTCCGCCGCTTCAGCTCCGCAATGGAGTTTTCATTTTTCAGGATTTCAAATAATAGCTGATCCTTCTCGGAAATGGCCACCAGGCTCATCTCTTTCAGGAGAGCCTCAATCAATTTGTTATTGCCCACCGCCCGACAGAAGGCCGGGGTGAACTCCAGCGGGAAGCGGTGGAGCCTTTTGCTTTCCGCGGTCCAGGCGTTAAGCATGGCCACGGTGACCTCCTGGCCGGAGGCGTCACTCATCCGCTCCGCTATTTGCTCTCGGCTGAGGCGGGACTGACTGATGATTCCTGATAGAATGACTGGAAGCATGCCCCTTCTCCTGTTGCCTAACTGGCCACCCGTTTCTTGACATCATCAAATAGTGCTTCATATTCCAGCCCCAGGCGTTGGCAAAGGTGCCGCGCCAGGCGCTTATTCCGGCGCTGTCCCTTGATGACGTGGGAGAGATGCTGGGGTGTAACGCCGGCCGCCAGGGCAAATTCCCTCTGGCGGAGTCCCTGGTCAATGAGGGCTTTTTTGATTTCCCGCTCCCTGGTGGTGGAAAATAATTCCTGATCCTTAGACATTGCCTTTTCCATCTCCTGGCGTTATATTGATAGCATCGGGCTGATTTATCAGCCCACTCTAATTTAAATGAATATTGTGCTTGTGTCAAGCACAAATGTAGAGTCGTCCAGCAATATTATCTTTTTTGGGATATTGTTTTTTAAACCATAACGGCCTGGTTCCCACTTTCAATATTGTAAATTGCCATTAATGGAAGCATATATGGTTTAATTTGAATAAGATGCGCGAAGTGAGAACCAGCGAAGAAAGTTCCCACTTTAGTTCCCACTTTGGTTCCCACTTTCATTTAAATTTTGGGAGGTGGTTATGATGGGTAAGAGCAATGAAATTGGAGCGCGGCTCCGGGCCTTCCGGTCTGGGAGGGGATTGAACCAGCAGGATTTTGCTGCTATGATGGAGGTCTCTTATTCCATGCTTCAGAAATATGAACAAGGACGGAGTCTCCCTGGCGCGGAATCACTGGCCAAATTAAATCAATATTTTGATTTAAACATCAATTGGTTGCTGACTGGACAGGGGAGCATGACCGCCACTTCCGTGGCCAGGCCGGAGGGCCACTGGGGCCTCCCCCTGCTCTCAATGGCCGGCATAAACGCCGGCGCGGTGACAGAGGATGGCATCCGGGAGGGGGCCATCCAGGAACCGGATTATGGATATTTTCCTACTCATTATTTAGAGCGGTGCTTACCCAGGTTCTCCCCGGATCTGGTGAAATGGCTTTTCATGGCCCAGGCGCCGGACAATAAAATGACTCCCACTATTTTCCAGGATGAGGTGGTGATGGTTTGCGGCCAGCCCGGAATCTCCTTCCAGCAGGGCGGCATCTATCTCCTCCGCAATCCCTTTGAAAACCTGCCCGCCATCCGCCGCGTCTTCCTGACGGAAAAGGTTGTCTTGCTCCATTGTGATAATGTCCAGCATAAGATGACCAAAATTCCCATCCCGGATGACCAAGCCCTGGAGAACCTGATTGTGGGCCGGGTTTGCTGGACAAGCAGAATACTTGTTTAA